TCCAACATTTGGAACACCATTGAATTATGTTTTTGAGTTTTCTAATTCCTTCTATACGCCGTTTTCTGGCTATACGAATATAGTAACATCAAATTTATTTGGCTATCTTGATTCTACAGGGGTAGATCGTGATTGTAGATTAGAAGATGACGGTTTAGGAAACATAATGCTTTATTATTCAACAGGAAATAAAAAGATTTATATTAACCAAAAAGCAGGTATTGTAGATTACGAAAATGGAAAGATAACATTAACAAATTTTAATCCTACATTTTTAATTAATAATTACCCTATTAGTTTATATGTTATTCCAAAAAATAAAGACATTATTGCTTCAAGAAAAACAGTTCTTGAATTTGATAAAAGATCTATAAACTCTCTTAAAGTAACAGAAGAATTAATACCTTATAGAAATAAGTAATATGATTAAAATTAATATTAAAAATCCTATTTCTGATTCTATAATTTTTACTAAATCCTTAGTTGTAAAATACGAAACAACGGGGTCTGATGTTAATTTTAATAAATTTTTATTTTTAGTAAATGGACAGAAATACGAAAACAGTAATTATTATGGATTTTTTTCTGTAGACAATTTGACTATAGGAAAAAATGAAATCATATACTATGCAGTAAACAAAAATAATAAAAAAATAATTAATACAGAAAACAGAATAACATTTGAAGTAAAAGAAGCAACGGTTGTTTCTACTACTCCAATGTCGTTATTTTGTAAAATGTCAATCCCTGATTTTATAAAAGATGATTATGCATCTTTTACTAATTTTATACAAAAATATTATAAATTCTTAGAAACATCAAATGTTCCGTATTTAGTTCCTTATGCACAGTCTGACTTCATAGACATAGACACTACTTCTGATTATTTTAAATCTTATTTTAAATCACAATTTCTATCAGAATTTCCACAAAAATTAGGAATAGATAGACAAACAGGAAATCCTTTAAATTTAAATGTTGTTATAAAAAATATTAAAAGATTTTACGAAGCAAAGGGTACTCTCGATTCTTTTAAATTCTTATTTCGAATGTTATATGATACAGAAATTGATATAAAATACCCAAGAGAAAAAATAATAAAAACTTCTTCTTCTAAATGGATAAGAAGAAAAAGTATAAAAATATTTTCATTTAATGATAATTTATCAACAGAAATAAACAATAGGTTTATATACCAATTAGACGAAAATAGTAATAGAGTAGCAAATGCCAGAGTATCAGATGTTGAGATATACAGAATCGATCAATATAAAGTTGCTGAATTATTTCTAGAAGATTATACAGGCACATTTGATATTTTTAGAAAAATATATTGCGATAGTGTTATATTAGGTGCTAATGAAACATTAGCGTTTTATTCTGCCTATTGCCCTAAAAATATAGAAATTGTTTTTGGTGGTTATAATTATAAAGTAAATGATTTAATAAGATTGAGACCAGTTCAATATGTTTCTGTTGATGGTGTATTTTATGGCAGTCAAGATTATAGTTCATGGACACAAGCGGAATTAAATGTTGGTGATATAGACGGACAAACTTTAAATCAATATTTAAATAATTTACCAGATACAGACACAACAATATATGATTTAGATGGATTTAGTTTCTCTCCTTTCCCTGAAGAATATTGGACTTTTGATTCTAGAGATTTCGGTTTCACTTTCCGAATTCCAGGAATGGCTAGAACTAAAGGAAAAGGATATCTTGCTCGAGTTTCTGAAGTCGGACCAAGGGGAGAAATACTAAAAATAGACCCCATAAGTTTTGGCTTTAATTACGAATCTAGATTAAATAATCTATATGTCATAGATATAGAAACAGATAAAGGCGTGGCTTTTAACGGAAACCTAACATACGATTTAATTTGTGAATATTCTCCTTATTATTCAGGATTAAAAAATCTATTAGGATATAACAGTGTCCTACAGGATAATTTTTATTATCAATCACATTCATATGAGATACAAAGTGAAATTGATATCGTAAAATACGAAGCTAATGTTAAAAAATTAGTTCATCCGGTTGGCTATAAAATGTTTGGTAAAAATGTTATAAATAAAAAGAATATAAACACACAAACACATTTTTCTCAAATATCAGAGATAACCTAAATGTCAGAACTTAAAAAGAATATAAAAACAGAATTTGCAAAAAGTTTTCTTGAAGAATTTAAAAAAGAAAATAATTATTTGTTTATTTCTGATATAGACACAGAATCTAATGATGTTCCTATACAACCCAAAGATATTCTGTTTGAAGAGAATAATGCTAAAAAATCAATACTATGTGCTTACCAGTTATATGATAATGATGTGAATTTAGGAATCAGAAGAATAAATTGGGAAAGCGGGACAGTATATCAAGAATTTTCAGACAAAGAAGAACTTTCAAATTTTTATGTTTTAAATATTGTAAATAATCGATATAGAGTTTACAAGTGCTTAAATAATAACAACTCTTCTACTTCTACTGTTCCTCCAACAGGAACAAACACAGAAGAAGAATATAAAACTGAAGACAAATATGTTTGGAAATTTATGTTTGAAATACCAGACATTTTGTATAAATTTATAACTGATGATTATATTCCTGTTCCTGTTTTAGATGAATTGTTATTCAACGACGAAAGATATCTTCAATCTGCTGTTCAGAGCACATCAAAATCAGGAACAATAGAAGAAATTAATTTTTCTTATTCTCAAGAAAACCCTCAAAATTTCCAAGTGTATGATATAATTAGTGAAAATTATGAAAATCCAGATGCAATTGTTACAGGAGTTAATGCAAACGAACAAACCCAAGAAATCACTCTTTCTATAAGTTTGTCTTCTGTTCAAAATCCATTATTCTTGAACCCAAATGATGGTTATTATAATGATAATTATACTATGACATTTAGTACAGAGCAAGAAGGCATTATAGTTTCGACTGTTAAAAGTTATACAATAAACGAAACCAATGAAAATATAGCAACAATTGAATTGTGTGATATCAGTGGAAATGTTTCAAATATTGATGTTGGTACACCATATTCTATAACACCTAAAATAATTGTTAGAGGTGATGGGGATGATAATATAATTGCAATTCCTATTTTTGAAAATAAAACATTAGTTGATATTGAAATGATTTCTGCCGGTACAAATTACATTAAAGCAGAAGCATATTTTTTGATAAACTCTCCTTATGTTTTGAATCCTATAATTTCACCAAATAACGGACATGGTAGTGAGGCATATTCTGAATTATACTCAAATGCTGTTATAATATCTAAAACATTAGATAAACATACACAAACAGTTTCATCTGGAAATAAACATTATTTTGGAAATGGAAATAATATACATCAGTTTGGAATAATTAATAACATAAAAAGTAAAGATAATAAAATATTACAAAAAAATTTACCACTCAATAAATTGTCTTTAATAAAATCAAATTCAACAGTTACTATTACTATTAATAATTATACAAATAGTGATAATTTTTTCAATGTTGACGATATTATTACAAAAGGAACTTCGTTTAAAAAAGATCAATTTAGGGCAAAAATAAATTCAATAACAACAAATACAAATACAATATTAACATGTGAATTAATAAACGGATTATTTGATAATTATTCAACTTTAGTTTTAAAAAACGAAACAACTAATCAATCATATACCTTGACAAATGGTCAATTTTCTGTAAGTTATCAAAATTTACCATCGTTTACTTCTTATGATGAAGTTGATGTTGTATTAGGAAAAGAATCTTTATTTACCTGTAATGTACTAAATATTATAGAACAAGATACAACATCAATCAAATACCTAGTTGAAAATTTACAAAAAACACCACAGCAATCTTATTATAATTCACAAGGAGATTTGGTCAGTGGTGAAGGAGTAGGATTACTGGCAAATAATACAGATGGGTTATCTGTTTTTGATGATTCTTTTTTGAATGTTTTAAGTGTTGAAACAGATTTTTCTTCTTTAAATACTTGTTACTCTTATATTTTAAAAATAACAGTAAATTCTAAAAATTTAGAGTTAGGAAACGGTGAATATATCCAAACAGGGAACTATTTAGATAAATATATTATAACCAAAGATTTATTAAATTTTGGTAAAATTGTATTTGTAGAGTATTTTAATGAGAATGCTAATACTGGAGTTTATGACAATGCTCGTCTTTATATTAAGCCAGAAAAGGGAACATTTTCTGATTTTTCATTAGATTCAAATAGAGAATTATATATTGTAGATACTTCTCCATATGAAAAGTCATATATTCTTTCTGAATTTAAAGGATTTTGTTCTTCTTTTGGTTCAGAATATGAATCTATATCTTCTAATTTAGATATAAATAGTGGTAAAATAATATATCTAAATAATATAAATACCGTTACGTTAAATGACACACAATCTATTGAAGCAAAAATAGTATTAGAATTTTAAGGATAAAAAATGCCATTAGAACATCCAGATTTTTTGAAAGATAATCCTTATAATGATGATTTTTCCGATGAAAAAGATTTTCTTCGAATATTATTTAAACCTGGTTATGGTATACAAGCCAGAGAATTAACACAACTACAAACAATATTACAAAATCAAACTTCAAGGTTTGCAGATCATATTTTTAAAGAAGGATCTAAAATTTTTGGAGGAAATGTTAATACTACAAAAGTAACATATATTAGAATTGAAAAAAATAGAATTACTACAACTGCTAATAATTTTAGTTTTATTGATTCTTTGTCAGATACTTATCTTGAAACACTAAAATCAAACACAGAGTCAGAATATATTTCAAATGATACGAATTCGACATATGTTGGATCAATATCACATATTGAACTGGAAGTATTTAATCCAGATGAAAACGGAAATTATGATTATACAAATATAGATACAACCTTACGGTTGATACATTATTTAAAATCTGGATATAGCGAAAATGATGATTTTACTATACTTTTTGCCAATTCTGTTTCAAGTAGTGTTTCTCTACAACCAAACTCTGTAATAAAAGTAAAAGATCAAGATGTTTGGTTTAAAATAATAGAAACCGATAATATACCAAATACTTCTATAAATGAAATAGAAGCATTTGGCTCTGCTAATTTAATATCAGTTGATTCTGGTATTTATTATACAAATGGTATGTTCGTAAGAAATAATAGACAACATATCTGTCCTTTTTATAATTCACTAAAAAATCAAACAGAAATAACATTAGTAAATAACATTTTATATACGGGTGCTCCTGCGGATGTTAGACTGTTTACATTTTCTTCTTCTAGAATAGGTTTTTATATTGATAAATCTATCATTGATATATCAGAAGATCCTTCTTTAGCAGATCCTGCATCGGGGTTTTATAATCAAAATGCGCCGGGTGCAGACAGATATAAAATTAATTTAATATTATCTGCTTTGCCCTATGAGGACACATCAGTTGAAGTAGATAATTTTGCAACAAAAGATTTTATTCAATTAGTAAAAATTACAAGAGGAAATGTAGATTGGATAAGAAAACTTACTAATTATTCAGAAATTTTAGATCTTATAGCAAGAAGAACATATGACGAATCAGGATCTTATACAGTAAGACCTTTTACATCAGAGGTAAAAAATCATTTAAGAAGAGATGTTTTTGAATTGCTGGTTCAAAACAGTCCAGAAGATGAAAATGAAGATAGTTTTTTGGAAATAGGAGGATATGTATGGGCAACAACCGATGTTAACGGAAATCCTGTTTCTACTCCAACAGATTTTCCTTTTGATATTTCTGATTTTTCTCTGTTTAATTATTCTGTAGGAGTCATAATTGATGTTGTTCCTTATAAAGAAGGAGACGTAAATTTATCAGATACTGCAGAATCTTTTACTAAAAAAATAAAAGTACAACCCGTAAATAAAATTAGATTTTTATTTGACACACAATCTTTTCAGACTTTTAATTATAAAAAATCACCAATAGGATCTATAACAAATATCAATATTAAGTATTTAAAATTCATAACAGATTCTGATGGTGTTTATTCTGTTTATGATACTCCAAACGGAGATATAAATAAAGCAGTTGTATCAGTACAACCAGGAAAAGCATATGTTTATGGATATGAATATGATTTTTATGGAAATAAAAATATAGAATATCTTAAAGGCAGAAATCAAGATACAAATCTGAAAACACAAATAACAAATCTAAACAGTTCCTCTTTTCTTGGTAACTATGTTATAGGAAATTTTGAATCAATTGATACTAATATTATAAATACCAATATAGATTGGGAAAAATTACCAAGATTTGAATTACAAAGTGATGAAACATTTACTCTTATTATGGAAAGGGGTGAATTGATTCAAGCAGAAGGACTTGTGAATTCATGGAGTCCCTTTCCAACAGGGCAAGAACAAACAGATTATGAAAGTGTTCTTTTAATTTCAGATACAACCACACCATAATAAAGAGATTTTAGATGGCAACTATACAGTTCAACTCAAACAAATTTAACACACTAACTGCACCATACGGTTCTAATGGAAGACCATATCCTTTTAACAATATAGGAGGAGTGTCTTCTAATACTGTTTATAATTTTAAAATAATTAGTGATAAAATTAATAATATATCTAAAGTTGGATTTAATCCAAAATCCTCTTCTATCAACTTAAACTCTCTAACACAAAATCCTTTTAGAAATTTTAATCAAGGATATGATGATAATATAGATAAAGCACAAGGTAATGGAGTAGGATTTATAGATGATTACGATTCAGATTCAAAATACAAAGTATATCAAATAAATCAAGACGATGGTAGTATTCAAGCATATGCTAATTCTGTCCGATGGGTTCCCAATAAAGATAAAGAAGAATTATATTGTGAAAATATAGGAAATGATAGATTTTTAAATTATGCAGATGGGGGAGGTGTTTTTGTTCAAAAATACGGAGACGAAGATAACGATATAATTTCATGGGGGCATAGTATAAACGATATTATTGAATTGAGCGAAGACAAAGTTTATCAAATAAATATAGGAGCAGAATCTACTGAAAGCACACTGTTTGATTGTTTTTCAAACAATACCTTTTATTATTCTAATTATGGTGATATACCAGAAACAGGAAACCTAACTCCTATCATTATTAAAAAATTAACAACTACTAATAATGGTTCAAATTCAACTGAACCATGTGATAACAATGATCTTCAAATAGAAACATTAATAACGAATGCTATCATTTTTATGAAAGCAGGAGGATCATCTGGAAATATATTAGGAATTCATATATTAGGAGAAAACGAAACTTTATCAGAACCTTTTGATAGTTCTTTTACATATTTAATAGAATCTGTTGAAACTACTGGGGATGGTTCTCCTTGTTTTAGTTATGTAGTAACAAATTGGGCTTCTTTAGAGAATATGAAAACCGTATCTTTCCGGGAAAATGGATTTGTAGGAACACAATATGATTTAGCCCCTGCAGGCGGATCTACAGGATTACCTAATAAATTATTTCAATGGAAAGTATCAGATATTTTTAATATTTCGACTCCACAAAGTGCAACATTAACACAAACAGATGCAGATTTGTTTGCTTGGATTCCTTCTTTGTCTTTACTTTATATAAGGGAGTGTGATCCTGCAAATCCTTTCACAAAATTAAATGGTGGAATATCTCAATATTCAAATACAGATGCTATTTTTGGAAATAAAGGAATAAATCAAAACAAATCACAATTTACAGTATTGAATAATGTTAGATTTGTTAATCTATCTCCTCATATTAATCAAGAAGATGTAGTTTCTGAGCAAGATGCGTATAAAGTTTATGATTCAAACAAGCAGTTTTTATCCACTTGGATGGGTGGTGGTGAATCAATAAGACAAACCATATCAAGAGAAAATCCATACAACCAGTCTAATAATTATATTCCTGGTCAAAAAGTAATTCAGGTTCATTCTACTACTACAGATAATAACCAGATAGAAGATTACCAATATGCTTTCGGCACTGTTTTATCATGGGATTATCCCGATCCTGCTGATCCTACAGATTATTCTCCAATGAAATTGGTTGTTAGAAGGGATAAACAAGGACCAAGAAGACCAGATTCTATATTTGGAATAGAAGATTATTCTGATTTGAAAAATTTTGCTGTAGGCACTACTGCATCAGGACAATCTATTGAATTTGATTCAAAAATTATACCATATAATTTTTCTATATTAAATGATTTGGATTCTTCTTTTTCTTCTTGGCCTTATTTGTTTAATGATTCGACCACAACTTATTTTACATCCAATAAAGATGGGATCTTGGATAATGAAGGAAATGTATCATATACAGAAAAAAGTGATATACCTATTCCCTCTACGATAGGATATACAAGAATTAGAGCAATTTCATTAAATCCAAACAATGATGCAACAGAAACCTATCCATTATATAAGTATCATATTTTTGATACTTCTCTGATAGGTCCAGATTCTTATTTTGGTTATCTTACTGATATATCATACAGATTTGATCAAGAATTAATAAAAATTATCAAAATAGCCAACGTAACAGGCAGAGAATTATACAATGAAAACATAGAGGGCGGAACAATTCAAAGTAGAAGAACTGTTGTGTTTGAGCCCGACAAAGACAAGATGATCTTAGATATAAAAACACCTGTAGAAAATAATGCTGTTGAAAATGTTATTTCTTCTGATCAATTTATAACATTTGAATTACAAAAAATATATTCTGTTGATTTTAATTTAGGATCAGATACATTAGAAATTAGTATAGAAAGTGGTTCATCTCCGATAGAAGAATCTAGTACATTTTTATTATCACAACCCGAAATAGATTGGTTTGTTATTAACAGAGTAACAGGAGAAAGTTTCAATTTATATCCTGATAATAAAACAAACTTACAAGAAAACGAATTGGTATATTCTACACCAAACGATTCTGGATATAATGCATCAAAATTAAAATTAAAAAGAACTTTAAGTAATAATAATCAAAAAATATTAGTAATTGCTAAAGTAAATACTACGGCAAATATTAATAATATAAAAAATAAAAACTTAACATATCAAACAGAAAACTTAACATCTCCATTAAGCAAAAAAGTTTCCGAAAAATATCCAAACAGATATGCTATTAAACTAATGAATAATACTAGTAAAAAAGGATTTTTAAATAAATTATTATCGGTTTATATTGTTACAGATTCAGGAACAATAAAAACAGGCACAACAAATATATTAAATTATTTCGATATTGAATATGGTGTGAATGATCAAAAAATATCACATCCTTATTTAATTTTAAAAAATGGTTATGCAAATCCAAATGGTCTTCTTAAGTCTGAATATTTTAGTTCCGTTGAAGGAGAAGAAATAGATCCATCAACTATTAATTTACAAATAAAATATTCATTGTTTGAAATACCATCTTCTGATTTTTCTCCTGGTATATTTGTACGAGAATCACACAAATCAAAATCAAATAATTTATCTTTGATAGATATTCCCTTTTACGATAGTCCCAATACAGGAAATAAAACTCATTATTCTGCTATAATTGATTTTAGACCAAGTGATTTAGAGAATTCATCGGAAAATAATTTTGGCAATACAAAATTTGTACCACATCCTAGTTGGTCAGATTCTATAGAAACTACATTTTATCTTCCCAGAAAAGATAGATTAATATTAACAGATAAAGGTAAACTTGAAATAATTTATGGAATTCCTGATATTAATCCTACTTTCCCACAAGAACCAACAAATTCAATGTCTTTATCTTTATTTGTCAAACCTCCTTATGTTTTTGACAATAAAAATATTAAAATAATAGAATTAGAAAATAAAAGATATACAATGAAAGATATAGGGAAGATTGATAAAAGAGTCAAAAAATTAGAATACTATACCGCTCTTACTTTATTAGAAACTAAAGCGGAAAATTTGTTAATATTAGATGAAAATGGTAATAATAGATTTAAGAGTGGTATATTGGTGGATTCTTTTAGTGGTCATGGTATAGGTGACGTTTTACATCCTGACTATAATGTATCAGTAGATCAGAATAATAATTATTTAAGAGCACCATTCATAATACACAATTCTAAATTAGAATATGATAGTTCTTCAAATATTAATAATGTCTTTGTTGAATCTAAAATTGAAGGATCAGAAGAAATAGGAACAGGAATATACACGTTTCCATATACAAGTATTCCTTTTGCCATACAACCTTTAGCGTCAAGATCAATATCTGTTATGCCACATGAAGTTGTAGATTGGTCTGGTAATATAACAATGATACCATCCTCTGATATATGGGTAGATGAAACAAGAAATCCAGATGTCTTGATAAACATAGCAGGTAATAATGACGCATGGCAAGCACTTGCAAATGCCATTACAGAATCTGGATCTGGTGTTTTTGGTGCTCACTGGGGAGCCTGGCAAACTATAGGAAGCACAACCAATACAGAAACTTCTACTTCTGAAGTGCTTATAAATGGAGGATCACAAACACAAACAGTTACTTCAGAAATAACAACAACAAATTCAACTCAAGAAAGAGAAGAATTGTTTTCAGAATTGATTGCAACAGAAAATCAAAATGCACTAGGAGATAGAATAACTGATGTTTCTATTATTCCTTTTATAAGACAACAAACAGTAAACATAGTATCACAAGGACTAAAACCAAATACAAGAATGTATGTATTTTTTAATGATATTGATGTTTCTGAACATTGTTTTGCATATGCAAATGAACAAAATATGTTGAATGGAACAAATCCCACATCGTTTGCTTCGGGTTCCTTTGAGAACTTAGCAACAAATAATCAAGGAGAGATGTTCATTAGATTTAACATTCCGGGTGGCACTTTTAGAACAGGAGAAAAAGTGTTTACTGTGATTGATGATTCTTCAAACGATCAAGGAAGAGCGTCATCATATAGTTCTGGTGTGTTTTATTCAAATGGTTTGGGTATAACAAGAGAACAAACAATATTAACAACCAGAGACTTTGAAATAAATACAACTTCTATTGGAACAGAAACCAGAACAATAACAGAGACATCTTCTCAAATAATAGACCAGTCTGTACAACCAGTAAACAACCAAACACAATGTCCTCCTGGACAAGTCTTAAGAACAAGATGGGAAAATAATCAAACCGTGTGGTTCTGTGCTAATAATCCAGATCCATTGGCTCAAACATTCTTTGTAAACGAAGATCTTCACCCTGAAGGTATTTACATAGACAGTGTTGATTTGTTTTTTGCAAGAAAGCCACAAAACAATGACAACTTGAATGTATCTATTGAATTAAGACCTGTAAATAACGGATACCCTGATTCTTCTGTAGTATATCCAGGATCGGTTAGTAGAAAACTAGCATCAGAAGTTAATGTATCTTTTGATCCAAACGCAAGTATAGATGAAACAAAGACAACCTTTAAATTTGATTATCCCATTTATTTGGAACCAGGTGAACATGCTTTGGTTATAAGAGCGCAGAGTGAAGATTTTGAAGTTTATATTGCTGAATTGGGCGAAAACATATTAAATACAGATACACAAATAACAAATCAACCTTATTCTGGCATATTCTTTACTTCAGCAAATGCAAGTACATGGAGTCCCGAACAAAATATAGACTTGATGATGGTCATCAAAAAATGTGAATTCCCTGTAAATCAATTTTATGAATTACCATTGAAAAATATTTCAGTAAATGATCAGAGAAAATTTGAAACAATGTTTATTCAAAGTAATTTTATAGACTTTCCCTCTTGTAGAGTGAATTGGAATACAAGAATTAAACCAATAACAAATACTGCATCAGAAACAATAAATCTTACACCAAACAGTAATGTTTATTTTACAAATCAATATTATTATGGAAAAGAATCCAATCAAAATGAAATTTTTGCATATTTAAATATTTCTGCTTCTACTTTAAATAAAGATGTAAGCCCTGTTATAGATGTTCAAAGATTAGGATTTTTGGCTATAAACAACAGAATAGAATCTAATAATACTTCAACAAATGGAGAATTAGAACCATATGCTAATTATGAATCAGAGATACCAAGAGCAAGGTATATTTCTAGAATAGTTACATTAGAAGATGGATTCGAATCAAATAATTGTAAAGTTGTGTTGAGTTTACACAAACCAGAAAATACAAATATAGACGTATTTGCTAAACTTCAAAGTGCCTATAATACATCTGACTTTCATTCAAATAATTATATTAAATTAAATCCTGAAAATTCTTCTGCTTTTGATTCTTATAGTAGTATAAATACTAACGAGTACAGAGAATTCACTTTCAATCTACCAGAAGAAACAAATGAACCTTTTAATAGATTTTGTATAAAAATTTGCATGTATAGTTCAAATCCTGCTTATGTGCCAAAAATTAAAGATATGAGAGCAATAACTGTAATATGAAAGCAAAGGTAGAAAATAGAAAAGATATTGTACGAGATTTAAACAATAAAGCTTTATTATACAATAATAAAGAAAAACTTTTAGAATATAAAAATAAAATTTTAGAGCAAAAACAACATAAAAAATTGTCAAATGAAGTTGGTATTATTAAAAACGAAATAAAAGAATTAAAAAATGTTTTATTATTATTAAAGGAGACTATAGAAAATGAAAAAAGTGAAAATGATTGAGTTATATAATTCGGTTGGTACATTGAATAAAGTTTTAGAAGAAAAAATGCCTCTAAAAACAACCACAAAAATACATTCTCTAATAAAAGAAATCAACAACCATCTTAAAAATTCAGAATCAACAAGAACAGAATTGTTACAAAAACACGGAAGAAAGAACAAAAACGGGGAATATAACGTCCCTGATTCTAAAAAAGAAAAGTTTATGGAAGAATTAAATTCAACTTTATTTGAAAAAGAAGTTGAATTGTACTCACCATTATTAAAAATTGAAGATTTTGATGAAAAATTTCTAATTTCTGCTTCAGATTTTTCAATGATATCATATCTAGTGGAAGAATAATTTTTAAAAAATCTTTGATACTAAATAATATAAAAGGTATCAAAGGGAAAAAATATGGCAACACCAATTACGAGAGAAGAACTTAAGCAATACTGTCTCCGTAGATTAGGATATCCTGTAATTGAGATAAATGTAGATGATGCACAGATAGAAGACAGAATAGATGATTCTTTGCAATTTTTTGCGGAATATCATTTTGATGGTGTTGAAAAAACATATTTACCATACCAAATATCAGCCAAAGATGTTGAGCGCGAATATATTGATTTAAAAGAAGCAACAGAAGCCGACGATACAGTAACCCCTGAAATAAAAGCCGCACCTCCACTTGATCCTGATGGAAGAAGTATCATAAGTGTGGTGAGGCTTTTTCAATTGTTTGATACTCTTGGTGGAACAGGAATGTTTGATGCGAGGTATCAAATTGCATTAAATGACCTTTATGGTCTTAGAACTAACACATATAGCAATTCTCTTCAAATTTATAATTACACACGAAGCCACATGCAGATGCTTCAAGACCTATTAACTCCAGAGAAATCTATAAGATTTAGCAGAGTTACAAATAGAATCTATATTGATGCTGATTGGAAAACACACGCAATTCCTGGTCAATTTTTTATGTTTGAGGCTTACAGGATATTAGACCCAGAGTTGTATGGAGAAATATATAATGATCGTATTCTTAAACAATATGTTACGGCAAAAATAAAAGAACAATGGGGAAGAAATTTATCAAAATTTGATGGTGTTTCTTTACCGGGTGGTGTTTCTTTAAACGGTCTTAGAATTTTAAATGAAGCACAAGACGAAATTCGTAAACTGGAAGACGAAATACAACTTAAATACGAAGAGCCTCCAATTTTCTACATAGGGGGTTAATTTGGCTATAAACCCATATTTCAATAACTATAACTATGCCCCAACACAAGATCTTATAGAAGAAATTGTATTGGAATCTATTAAACAATACGGGATAGATGTTTACTATATTCCCAAAAAATTTAATAAATTAGATAATATTTTTGGTGAAGATATACTGCAAGAGTATAAAAATATATTTAATATAGAAATGTATCTTGAGAATTTTGCTCAAATGGCAGGAGAAAGAGAAATAATTTCAAAATTTGGTCTTGAGATTAAAGATGAATTTTCTCTTATTGTTTCTAGAAAAAGATTTGAACAAGAATCAGCAAAATTACCACTAATGGATTCTAGACCTGTTCAAATAGAATCTCCTATGATGGGAGATTTGATATATTTTCCTCTTACTAAGGGGTTGTTCGAAATAAAATATGTAGATAATAAGCACATATTTTATCAACAAGGTAAACTATACACATATAAAGTGGATTGTGAACTATACAAATATTCATATGAAAGATTCAATACAGGAGTTGATGACGTTGATTCTATTGAGAAAAATCTGACTAAAGGTATTGACGTTGATAGCGATGGCGTTCCTGATTATATAACCAAAAATCAAGGACCAGATGACAATACAACTGTTCAAGACGATGGAAATGATATCATAGATTTTTCAGAAATAGATCCTTTCTCAGAGGGTAACTACTAATGTTTTCTACTTTCTATCATGAAC